TTGAGCGTTGTTAAAAGAATTAAACTTATTTCTAAAGCCTGCGAGATTTACGATACCAGTCTTTCCTGTTTCGGTATTCTCTACATTCTCGTAATCAAATGGTGTACTAGTTAAATCCAGATTTCGGGTAGACGCTACCTGATATCCGCCCCCAAGAAGACCAGGTCCTAAACCTATGATTCCTTCAGCGACGATTGCATTGTGATCCCAACCTTCGCCTGGTTCTTTACTCCATGCCTGTCCAAGAAACTCACCACCCATACCCAGCGCAGCGTCTGTACCGACTTCAAGACCGGCATTACCCGCTCTTTGGAAAGCTGTAAATTTTGGATAGGTCTGCTTTGACCTTTTCCACGCAGCCCCGTCAATTAACTTACCGCCTTTAATTGCGTTACCCCCATGATGCAAAGCAGCAGCAACACGGCTCCCCATTAAACCCGAAATGGAGTCTAATAATGCAATAGGAAGACCTTTTTTTAACGCCTTTTCTTTTATCGCATCTCTTGTAATTTCATTATTCCAGGCCGCGGCGAAAACCTTCGGGTTTTTATAGTCGATATTTAACTCCTGCATGCCCTCAAGAATCATACCTGAATATTCAAGAACGAAAGATGCGACACCCCAGTTTGCACGAGCCGCTAAAGTAGCACCGGATACTGCCCCACCTGTAACTGTCACGGGTGCTAGAGGTCCACCGGCTAACCCTGCTGCACCACCTACGGCGGCGGCTCCTGGGATAGTCTTAAAACCTGTTCTTACATACGCAGGTAAAAAGGATGAAAGGGACTCTACAAATAACTCAGGTATTGCTTCAGCGTTATCAAATAACAGATTACTTACCGAATCCCAAAAACCTTTCGATTTATACTGCTGAAACTTTTTGGCCGCTGAACTTGTAGGTATTTCACCAAGCTCTTCCGATATCTCAATAAATTTCTCAAAATCTGATTGGTCGGCTGCGTTGGTGAAGAAATCGTATGAGTACTCACTCATCTCATTCATCTTCAAGCCGCGGCGAAATGCATTCGCGATGCTTTCGGACATCCTGGAAAAGAAACCTTTTTTCTCGGTCTGCTCAACGACTTCGTCAGTTAAGCCGAACTCGGCAGCAAGCTGAATCGATTTATCAAAAGCGGCTTTAGAGCTTTCCATAGCGGCCTTATCTGATGCTTTCCTACCGTTTGTAAGCCAGTTTATTTGGGCGTCCTCGTAATTACTGTAACTACCGCGGACTGCCTGCATAACTTTAGCCATGTTTAGTGACTCTTCACCACCTAAGTCATTAAAGGCCTGCTCAATAGGTACACCTTTGTACTCTTTAATCCCCAGCTTTTTCATCTCGTCAATATCGAGCAGATCCACATCTTTTCGAGATAACCCAACGGGGCGTCCGTCCAGCAAACCGCTTTGGGAAAATAATATTCCGCGATCTCTCAATTGACGGTCTCGGGCGACGGTCTCGCGACGGCTCATAAAACCGTCGATGTCTCCGCGCATCGCAGCTTCCAACCTTTTTTGCTGTCTCTGAGTATTACTCTCTATGAAACCTGGGGTTTTTGCTCGCGGATCGGTCTTTTCAAGATTTATGATTTCGCCGGTGTTCATGTCGGCGATCGGAGCTTCAAACTGGAAACCGTTTAATAACTGATCAGTAGCTTTCTTACTTCTAGGCTTTGCGGATCGTGTTTTTAACCTTTGATCCATTTGCTCGCGCATAGGGATCGGGATGCTGGTCAAACTCTCAAATAACTTATATTCTTCCTGCTTGGCTTGGTCGGCTACAACTCTTCTTCTTTCTTTTTCAGATTTTAAGCGTAAAAACTGGTCACGAATACCGTTGGGTTGATTCCACCCGACATACTTACCTAGTCTAGCCTTAGCTAGCTTTTTAGATTCAGACTCACCGCCAAAAAAGCTGTCCTCTTCCTGACTTGATTTTAAATCGTTTTGATAGAGAGCGTCTAAACTGGCGGCATACTCATCGTCGCTTTCAAAATCACCAAACTCATCAAACTGTTTGTAGAAAGGTAGAAATTTATTTTCCTTAAATTCGTCGTACAGCTTTTCGTAATGCTTGGCCGATCTTTCGTTCTCTCTTGCAAACTGACTGATCTGACCATGATACTTTTTGGTTTGGTCATAAACATCAAGACCCTCATCAAACGGGTCCTGATAATTTGACTGTGGGGCTTCCTCTATTTCAGGTTGTACATATTGAGGTTGAACGACTGAGCTCTGCTTTCGCTGTATCTGCCCACCGAAAGGTTGATATTGCCTTTGTACAGGCTTACTTAAGAATTGCTCAAAACCAGAACCTTTACCTTCAGGGCTGTAGTCGTTCGCTCCTAAATCAACTTGATCGTCAATCGACATGGCTGATTTGGCTTAGATTATAAAAGGGTTTAATCCTCTTTTTTTAGCCCTTTTACTCAACTCATCCTGACGGCGATCAAACATTCTATCTTTTTCGAAAGCTGATCTAGCCCCGCCCTGATCCATTATACTTGAATAGGTTTTTGTAAGATCTCCGCCACTATTAGGCTCAAAGGGGTTGTAGGCTTTTTTTCCAATCATACCGCCACCCGTATACTCACCAGGACTCATGCCTCTTTCTTTAAGCATAGTATCTCGCATCGCTCCCTTGTTTCTATAACCAATTATTTTAGGTCTGTTGTTTTCAGTACCGTATACAGGGACAAGTTGATCATACACCGGATCTTTCTTAGGATCGTAAGCTGGTGCTGGTGCTGGTGCTGGTGCTGGTGCTGGTGCTGGTGCTGGAGCTGGTGCTGGCTCCCCATACAAATCAAAGGGGTTTACTTGTTTAGTTAGCTCGGTCTCTCTCTGGTTCCATTGTTTTCTGACTGGGTTTTCTGCTCTTGCCTGTTGGTATTGTGCAGCACGATCGGCTATTCTACCGTCCCACTCGGCCCTGGCTTCATCACGAAGAGTTGTGTCGACCTGTGTTGGATCTTCAAAATTATACGGAGGTAGCACTTTTCTAGACGGTTCTAACAACTCTGCCTGCCTAGAGGCTCTTTCCTTTCTTATAGCTGCTCGATTTTTTTCAAGATCCGAGTTCTGTCTTCTTGCTTCTATTCTACCGTCCCACTCGGCCCTGGCTTCATCCCTTGTTTGAGCAGGCATAAAACCAACTTCTTTTGACGTTCCCATCTCCATGTCAGCAGGTAGACCGGGTTGGGTCATACCTAATACAGGAACACGGGGGCTAGTATTAAGCTCCATGTCCGCAGGTAGACCGGGTTGGGATGGGACTACAGTTCCATCAATAATTGGTTGTAAATCTCTGTACTTTGGTTGATTCGCTAGCTGATCAAACACACTAGGCTCTTGATTTTCCGGAGCTATGGGCTGCGTTCCTGCATTTGCCGAGTTATAACCTGGAGCAATACCAAAAGTTGGGTCATAAGCCTCGCCGGTAACGCCCGCATTAATCATGTCGGTCTCGGACATAAATCTTGAGGGAATGAACCCTCCAGCTTCTCCTTGTCCAGGAACTATGATGTTATTATCGGCAGGTGCTTCTGGCTTTTGCTTGGGGCCGTAAAATTCAACATAACGCTTACGCATTTCGCGCTTTTCATTTTCTGGCAGTTCAGACCAGCGACGACCATCGGCACGACCAGTGGGGCTGTACTTCTCCCACATCTCGGCTAATACATTTTCTTGATGAGCCCGACTAGCGTTCATACTGTCCTGCTTTTTTTGAGCATCTATCTCATTTTGTGTCCTGCGAATAGCTTCGGACTTCTCAATTTTAGTCTGCTGGTCATCTTTTCCAAAAGCATCCTGCGAGGTTTTTCTCGCTGCTTTAGCTGCTGCGGCAGTTCCGGATGGCTTCGGGTTAGGATTATCCAAGGTTTGGGTGGAAGCTGCCTTCGGCATTTCAGTTTTTAAGTCTTCTTTGATACCAAAAGCCTTATTAGCCGCTTTTAATTTTTCGTCGCTTCGGAGAGCACCGCTTTTTTGGATTTCGTAATCGCTCTTAAGCCTAGCACTTTCCGAAAAAACATCTTTGTAAAAATCATCTGATTTTGTCGCGTTGCCGGAATCAACTGCAGTATTTATGAATATTTCAAAGGCATCAAAATCTTTAAATTTCAAAACGGCAGTCGTTAAATTACTCGCGTAAGCGTCTGATAAGCCAAGCCCAGTTATAAAAGCTGCTGGGTTATCAATAGTTAAACCACCTTCTAAATCCGACTTTAAGCCCAGATCTTTTAAGGAAAGATCCTTGTTAAATTCAAGCTGCTTTTTCCTACTATAAGTATCAGTTGGGAAAACCGGGGCATATCTATTATCTACCATGCCAGAAGAGTAGATATACAGAATTACGGTCTCAACCGCTTGTGATTCTTCTTAAGCGATGAAAGAGGTACCCGCATGAAGCCATCCGGGCATAAAAGGCTCGGGTTTTTATGAAGCATCCGGTTTGTAATATTCTTCTTTTTCGGGAGCTGATACTTACTAGCCTGATCAATATTGTAGATAGCGATGGCGGCAGCCAAAACATGATCATCGTGATGGCCCGGCGCCGCTTCCGGCTTACCGCGATCATTTATGATGAAAGTCTTGAGCTCTTTTAATACATCAATATCAGGAATATCAAAGTTTTCATCGATCAATTCAGATGCCATGTGGTCAATGATGGTCTTTCGGGTAATTTTATCGGTCGACCAGCCAAAGCTTTTTTCAACCATACCCATGGAATCATTATATTTTCTTCGGCGATACACGCTTAACCCCATCTCCAGCAAATATTTTAACAACGCCAAACCGGAATTGTTTACTTCAGGCACGACAAAAGCATTCCCATACCACCGGGCAGCACCTTCAACCTCATGAGCAAGGATTCCTATATCTAAACGGCTATGATGTAATGCGACCAAGCGAGGAACATGCCAGTCACCATGCCAGTCTTCAAAGGGTGCCTTCCATACTTGCACAGAGTGAAAATCTGGATCCGCCGCTAAACCCTGCATTTGCTGATCTTCTCCGGTACATGTGTCGACAGATATAATATAACGGGAGTCGTATTCAGGTTCTTCGTATACTTTCCACATACCACCTTTGTCAGGTGTAAAACTGCCCGATCTCCCATCATTCTGGACGCTCATGGTACCAGTTTTAAATTTTATCTTTTCCGCAGCCTTCATCATGTTTTCCACATTCGCCACATGAAAACGCGGGCGGGAGGACATTAAGAAACATTCATCAGGATCACTCGGATATTCCTGACGGAATTTGCTGATATCACCATTACATTTGTCCTGAAGAACACGGCGACGCCAATGAAGTTGTTCATAATTTACACCGAATCGCTCCATTT